TCAATAGATTTATTGGGTTTGTTTATAGAACCTATGTCATCATAACCCACCATATAATTGCTCAATGCAGTTTGATTATTCAAATCTTTGCCAGCAGCAGATTTAATAATAGAAGCTACTGCCATATTAGCATTCATTGTTCTCTGTTCATCTGGTAATTTCCAGGGAGTTTGACTAACTTTTGAAGCTGGTCCGTGTGTAGAAGTAGACCATGCTATGTTTCTTTCGTTAAACAACTGATATCTTTCATCTATAAAATATAATTTTTTACTTTTCCTAACACTATTAGGTGAAGGCATATCTTCTATATCATATATTATGAAATCATAATCCATTTCCCATTTATCTTTAGGTATTTCATTATCTTCATTTAAAACTGGAGTTATTTTTATATTAAGTTTATTTCTACCATCATGCCTGAATATGTATAATGGGTCTATTGCTTTAGCCTCAGACGTTTCTTTAGACCCTCTTTCTAATATTTCAAAATCATTTTTTAATATTATCCATCCCTTTGTCCACCAGTTCGCCAAAGTTTCTTCTATAACCAGACCATCAACCCCCTTAAAAGGAATATTAAAAGGAACCTTATTAATCATATTATACATCGTTATACGAATGTTATAATATTGATCTCTTATTAGAGTTAAAGAAGAAGAATCGTTAGGCATAATGTTTAACAGTTATTTTCAAAACTATTACAATCTTTACACTCATTAATATTTTTATTTAAAATCGTATAAAATTGATTGTATGCAAAAGTGGCTGTGCATGACAATTCTACACCCTCTTGATGGGAGTAATTTAAACCCCCTAAACTAGTTATAAATGCATCTGTATATTGAAACGTAATAAGCTTATTGTTATATTCATCCAATGTCACAACGCTTAATGTTGTTGTGTAATCGGACATTGGATTTGCCAAAGGTTCTCTTTGTTTGAATGGAATAGATTGTGAAGTTACTATTTCGGTATCAGAGTCTTTTGCATCATTAAATAAATTCAACCATTGAGATAGTATATAATAATTTTGATATCCGTTGTCTAAAAAAAATCTTAATTCTAAAGGTGGATAATCTGGTCGAGAAAATGAACTTGCTTTATAAGTTTGACCAGCATATCCCAATGTTACTGAAGGTACACTTATTGTTGGTGTAGATATGCCATATACTGAAAATTCTATCTTATCATCATGAAGATCCCTCTTTAATATTGGGTCATACATTTTTTTAAAAATAGCAGGCAACCCAAACAAAAACATGAATTTGTCATTACGAGATTTATTTAATACAGATTGATTCATAATTTAAAAAACCATTATAGGATATTTATGCTCTTCTGTAGGTGAATGTTCATTTAATGGATTGTGTTCTTTTATATTATCTGCTTTTTTATCTCCATATATTTCATTTAGCCAATCGGTTATTTCCATCTGTGCACTTTCTTGAAACGCTTCGTTTGAATTACCCCCCACATAAGCCAATGGAGTGTAATTATTGACAATTTTTTTATGTATAGATGACGAACCATAAAATAACGGACTTTTTCTTATCAAATCTTTATTGTCTGTAAGAGGTTTAATGGATAAAGGTCTACCTTGATCGTCCGTTGATTGAATATAAAAACATTTTTCTACTATATGTGGATCTAAAATAAATAAACCCCATATTAAGGCAAATACTCGATCGTCTAAATCATTATTAGTTCTTTTACTATATGTATAATTCGGATGCTGTACAAAATTATTCATCTCCAACAATGTTTCAAAATCATAAAACCTTAAAGCATTTAAAGAATTTGTCCAATATCTAAAATTTGCAGTGCCTCTGTATTTGGTATTTGTGTGGCTGTGTATGCCTAATCGTTGATCATTTTTATATTGTTTGCTTACCCCTTCAGCATAATATGAAATTATATTTTCGTAATTGTGTATTTTACCCAAAACATCTAAAACTTGTTGTCCACTGTTATTATTTTCTACTAATATAGGTGGTCTACCCCAATCATTTAATATACCCATCAACCTAGTTCCGAACAAATACGGACTTATTTGATTATTAGAATAAACAGCAACTTGTTCTATATTTTGTAAATCTGATACATCCAAAATTTGTGCAACTGTATTAGACCTTCCTATACCCTCACTAACATCCACCCCAACCACATAAAAATGGTCTTCCGTGGGCATGTTATATATTTTATAAGATCCATCATCCAAAGCTAATACAGGTTCTTTGCACCTAGCCTTTAGTTCAGCTAATAAAGCAGAATCTACAACCGTTTTACCTGAAGCATGAAATTGATTTCCAAATTCTTGATCAAAATCTTCTTGTGATCCTAATTGAGCTATAGTGGATTTTTTCCATTCTTCAGTCCTTCCCGGCACATCCCACCAATTAACAACTTCCAAATTCCATTCACTTTCTGTTTTTTGTGCATCTTGGTATAATTCGTAAAATTTATTTTCTGTACCGTTAGGAGTACTAATAACTATAATTTGAGAATTTTTTGAAGAAGAAATAATAGGAATAGCACTTTTCCATAATTCTTTCATAACTTCATTAGGGCAATGTGCCATCTCATCTATCAAAAGAAGGTTACTAGTAGAACCGCGAGGGCCTGCAGAAGATGTGGTACTAACTTGAATGGCTGATCCGTTTGCCAAAACAAAACCATTTTTTCTCCAAGATTTAACACTCGGTTTTAAATACAACGGCAATTCTTCAAATGCCATTTTTACTCTAGAAAATATTTCTTCTGCTGTATCTGCTTTGTTTGCTACAATTGTAATACGTTTATCTTCAAAGAAACATACCAACCAAAGAGCATACATAGTTATGCATGTACTTTTTCCCACCTGTCTACTAGCTAATACTATATTGAATCTATTACTTTTAAAAGATTTTAATAATTGTTTTTGAAATTTATATAATTCAATTTTAGTTTTGCCCTCATCAAGAGTTATAATATAAAAATGATTTTCCGCAAAATGTAAAATACTTTTTCTGCATAACTTTAAATCCTCCAACATATCCTCAGACCATTTTAAAGAAGCATTACCTCTCAAGAGGTTTTCATTGCCTTTATAAAATGATCCGTCGACTAATATGTCTTCATTATCTATCTCTTTTACTATTTTTTTAGGCATATTGAATTATTTTATTTGTTTTTGTAATTCAGATAAAACCAATCCCACATACTCTGGTTTAAGTATTTTTAATGGTTTATCTTTGCCCATAGGGGCTATGGGATTAATTACCTGATTATACAAACAAACCAACCACCACAAATTTAAATTACCATAAAAATCATAAGATATTGAATACCAAGTATCTTGAGATTTTGTTAAATATTCTTCTTCCGCTTCACTATTATTAGCAGGAAATACTGAAATATTACGTAAAATATTAAAAAATCTTAAACCTTGATCTGTTTCATATATATTGAAATAATTTTCGTATTTATATATGCTATTAGAAATTTCTGGTATATCTATTTTTTTCATATTAATTTATCCCAACTCGTTTGGTGCGTTTCTTGGTATATTTGGATTAGAACTATTTCCAGCCAAAGGCGAACTCACTTTAACTTTTTTACCGCCCATAGTAGCCGCAAAAATATTAGCACTTTGTGGTATCATTTCTTTTAAAGTAATTGATACCATATAAGCTTCCGGTATCAATAAAGGAGTATCCCCTACATAATCTGCAAATTCTTTCATCAATCTCACAGTGCCAATATTGTCTATAGATAAGCTTTCTATGCATGCCATGGGCATATAAACACCACCGCCACCATAAGACTCTACTTCATATACACAAGGAGGTACATATGATATTAATGAAGTTCTATTTTTTAAATTTTGATACGAAATTAAAGTTACAAAACAATAATTTCTAAAAGTAGATTCTACAGAAATTGTATTGTATAAGGGAAATGTAATGTTTAAAGAAAAATTTGATGTTTGATCAAAACTTTGTATTTTTTCTACTCCATACCCTGGTGACACAGCTCCTGCAGCTATTCCAGCCAAAGTGCCTAAAATATCACCCATACCTGAATTACTATTTGAAGTTCCAGACGAAGATAGGGGTTTACCCGTTTCATCTTTCCAAGAATTGTTAATTTTCCTCAAGTTACTACCATTACTTAACAACCACGGCAAATGATATATAAAACCATCACTGTTTTCGGTTATATACATATTAGCATACGGATCAGAAATTTCTGAAACCAACCCCGCCACCCCTCCATTTTTATATCCATTCACAGCATCTGTTCCGAACTTGTATATATTCGCCAATGTTCTAGCCAATCCCCCCATTGCCAGTGTTTTTTCTCTCAATATTATTACAGGCACCTCATCCACATCACTTCTGTTTTTCCAATCAAAATCACCAAATACATTGATAGGATTATTATTAATTGGTTTAAGCACGGTACGATTAAATATTTGAATATTATCCAAAGAAGTTCCTATATTCGTGCGTGAACTTGCTGTATCTATTTTAAATAATGGATTTGCGTTACTGTTAAAATGTGATAAATTACTCATATAATTCTTGCGTAGGTATTGCCTCTAATCCACTCTAATCTACTATTACATATTTCATCTCTTTCGGAAGAGAATTTAATATGATCATCAAAAGATTTTTCAGTGCTGTTGTTATTTATAACAACGGGTTGTTGGCGTGGTTGTTGTTGATTTTGAGAAGTTGTTTTAATAAGATTTGTTAAATTAAAAGACAGCATGTCCAAAGCAGTTTTTAAATCTTTAAATGTATTATCTATTGCACCGCCTTGTTTCATAGCAACCATTTGATCTTGGCGATCCAGAGAAACATTTATTTTTTGATCATTAGGTGATTGAAAAGTTAATCCATTAAATTGGCTAGAAGTAGAACTATATTTTAAGGCATCTTTAAATAAACCAGCACTGTTGCCCTCTCCCGAAACGCCGTCTTTTATAGGGATCATTTTTGCTGGTGTTTCATCATATGCCGTCTGTACTGATTTTTGATCGGGTAGACTAGAAGTTGACTGTACTGATTTTTGATCAAGTTGGCTAGAATTTTTTTCAGAATCTTTTGGTTTTAATTTTCTCAAAGCTGCTAATTTATTGCCAATAATTGTTAAATTAGTTTGAGACCCTTCCCAGTTATTTTTCGCAGTAGTTTCTGCTTCTTCATCCGCAAAAGGATTCCAGCCACCCAAAGATTCTTCTTTTAATTTTTCGTATTTTTCTTTTCGTTCTTTTTCTATCTTTATTTGTTCATTATATGAATCTAATAATTTTTTTTCCTTTTCTTCTGAATATTTTACCTTATTAGGATCTAAAGACTCAGCTGATTTTTTAATAGATTTATTTTCTATTGATTTGTTTTCATCTGAAAAATCGATATTATCATCTACTTTAATATCTCCAGAGTTATCATCATATTCTAAACCATACCATTTTGCTATCCTGCCCCTTAGACCTCCCACCTTTGGTATAAAACTGCACATCCATCTGAACATACTTTTTCTTGTTTCATCTTGAAATTTGTCCCAAGAAAATTCCCCACTACCTTCGGTACCAAATGCATTTGAATTTACCAATCCCTGCAGTATAGCGGGAAAGGGGCCTAAAAACGGGGTTTCAGTTAAATAATCTAAACCAGCCTTAAAATTGCCTTGAGCCAATTCATAAAAACCTCTACCAAATTTAATAAGACCTCCCACAATAGGAATTTCTTGAATAAATTCTACTATTTTGCCCATATAATCCATTTTTATAGATTGTGCTTCTTCTACAGTTTTACCAGCTGTTTTATAATCTAAAAACCCATTTAACGCAGCAGCTCCTAGAGACAAAGGCAAAGCTAACGGAGCAAGAGGTGTAAATTCTAATAAATTTGCAACACCACCAACCAAATCTATTATGCCCCCAGCTACATCTCCTTTTTCAAATCTATCCCAAGCAAAATAGAAACTAATTGCGGATCCTATTAAAGGTATCCCTTTCATTGCAGCAGCTCCCATGCCAGAAAACAGACGTCCAGCAATCATTGGTATTAAAGATTTAAAAGTTTTTGGGGCAGTGTTAATTCCTGCCTTTACCATATCATCGCCAAATCCTAATTTAAAAACAGCACTAAGACCACCTTCTAAAAGATCTGCAAATGTTGTAAATGCTTGACCTGCCACTTTTAAAAGAGAACCAGTTGCTCCTACAGCACCCATAGTAAAAAATTTACCAATAGCATTAACTGTTCCGTGAAATTGATCAAAAATATCAGATGCTTTGTCTCCAAACTTATCACTTATAAATTTTTTAATTTCAGGCCAAAACATTGAAGTTAAAACAC